CCGTTGCTGGTCTCCGTCCGCTCCGGCGCACGTCAGTCCATGCCCGGCATGATGGACACCATCCTGAACCTCGGCCTGAACGACGAGGCTGTCGAGGGTCTGGCCAAGAAGACCAACAACCCCCGCTTCGCATATGACTGCTACCGCCGCTTCGTGCAGATGTTCGCTGACGTCGTCATGATGGTCCCGAAGAGCCTGTTCGAGGTCGAGATCGACAAGCTGAAGGAAGCCAAGGGCGTCAAGAACGACGTTGACCTGACTGCTGACGACCTGAAGGAACTGGTCGGCACCTTCAAGAAGATCTATGAGGACAACGAGGGCAAGCCCTTCCCCCAGGACCCCAAGGACCAGCTCATCGAGGCTGTCAAGGCCGTCTTCCGCAGCTGGGACAACCCCCGTGCAAACGTCTATCGTAAGATGAACGAGATCCCCTACGAGTGGGGCACCGCTGTCAACGTCCAGCAGATGGCTTTCGGCAACTCCGGCGACCGCTCCGGCACCGGCGTTGCATTCACCCGTGACCCCGCCACCGGCGCTAAGAAGCTGATGGGCGAGTACCTCATCAATGCACAGGGCGAGGACGTCGTTGCCGGTGTCCGCACCCCGTCTCCCATCAGCCATCTGCACGAGCAGATGCCTGAGGTCTACGACCAGTTCGTCGAGATCGCTACCCGTCTGGAGAACTACTTCCGCGATATGCAGGATATGGAGTTCACCATTGAGGACGGCCACCTGTATATGCTGCAGACCCGTAACGGCAAGCGTACCGCTCAGGCTGCTCTGCAGATCGCATGTGACCTGGTGGACGAGGGCATGATCACCGAGCAGGAGGCTGTCCTGCGCGTGGAGCCCAAGCAGCTGGACACCCTGCTGCATCCCCAGTTCGACGCAGCTGCCCTGAAGGCTGCTGAGGTCGTCGGCAAGGGTCTGGCAGCTTCTCCCGGTTCTGCCTGCGGCCAGATCGTCTTCACCGCCGAAGAGGCTGAGGAGATGGTCAAGTCCGGCAAGATGAAGAAGGTCGTTCTGGTCCGTCTGGAGACCTCTCCCGAGGACATCGTCGGCATGCAGGTGTCTCAGGGCATCCTGACCGTCCGCGGCGGCATGACCAGCCACGCAGCCGTTGTTGCTCGTGGTATGGGTACCTGCTGTGTCTCCGGCTGCGGCAACGACAACGACGTGAAGATCGACGAAGAGGCTAAGACCTTCGAGCTCAACGGCCACAAGTTCGTCGAGGGCGACTGGATCTCCATCGACGGCTCCACTGGTAACATCTACGGTGAGCAGGTCGCCACCGTCGCCGCCACCGGCAACAAGAACTTCAACCGCTTCATGGGCTGGGCAGACGCCGCTCGTCAGCTGCTGGTCATGACCAACGCCGATAACCCGCGCGACGCACAGCAGGCAGTTGACCTGGGTGCTGAGGGCATCGGCCTGTGCCGTACTGAGCATATGTTCTTCGCTGAAGACCGCATCAAGGCTGTCCGTGAGATGATCTGCGCACGTACCGTGGAAGAGCGCGAGGCTGCTCTGGCCAAGGTCGAGCCGTTCCAGCAGGGTGACTTCGAGGCGATGTACCGCATCATGGGTGAGCGCCCGATGACCATCCGTTATCTGGACCCGCCTCTCCACGAGTTCCTGCCCAGCAAGGACGAGGACATCAAGGAGCTGGCTGCCGACATGGGCATGACCTTCGATGACCTGAAGAACGTCGTTGCATCTCTGCATGAGTTCAACCCCATGATGGGCCATCGTGGCTGCCGTCTGGCTGTCACCTACCCCGAGATCGCAGCAATGCAGACCCGCGCTGTTATCAAGGCAGCTCTGAACGTCTCTGCTGAGACCGGTTATATCATCACCCCGCACATCATGATCCCGCTGGTCGGCGAGGTCAAGGAGCTGAAGTTCGTCAAGGACGTTGTCGTCAAGGTCGCAGACGAGCTCATCAAGGCTTCCGGCGTTGACATGAAGTATCTGGTCGGTACCATGATCGAGATCCCCCGTGCAGCTCTGACTGCCGGCGAGATCGCCAAGGAGGCTGAGTTCTTCAGCTTCGGCACCAACGACCTGACCCAGATGACCTTCGGCTTCAGCCGTGACGATGCTGCCAAGTTCCTGGGCGCTTACTACGAGAACAAGATCTACGAGAGCGATCCGTTCCAGCATCTGGACCAGGTCGGCGTCGGCAAGCTGGTCAAGATGGCTGCACATGATGGCCGTGAGACCCGTCCCGACCTGGGTCTGGGCATCTGCGGCGAGCACGGCGGCGATCCCTCCAGCGTCGAGTTCTGCCACAAGGTTGGTCTGGACTACGTCAGCTGCTCTCCCTTCCGTGTGCCTATCGCACGTCTGGCCGCTGCTCAGGCTGCTATCAAAAATCCCAGAAAGTAAGATTGTTGCATGAAGATGCACTAATCGTGCAAAACGTGGGAAGATAAGCGTATGATAAACCTCCCCGGTGAAACTGAATGGTTTTGCCGGGGAGGTTTTTGTATATTAGGAGGAAAGTTATGAAACGAAAAGAATTGGAAGAGTTCAAGAAGAGATGGGAGGAAAATTTAGGTGGCCTTGGAGAAATGTTAAATAGTCCTTGGTTTGCAGTTTCAATAAAGTATGATGAAGCGGAAAAAAATAAGTGTTGTATTAAATTGGGACAATACGTTTTAAGATACTGGGCACAACTTCACGGGGTGGACTTATCGCCGTATGGCGACAAAGAAATTACAACGGATGAGTTTAAACAGGCAGTTACAAAGGCTCAAACTGAAATGAAAACAGATTTTGAAGGCGGTGAAGGAAACGCTGAAAATAACATATTAGATCAATTAAAACGAAGATTAAATATTATTTTATTTGGGACGACCAAACCAGAAGAAGATCAGAAAATCAAACTTGGAAAAAATGATTTGCTCAGTGCGTCAAATGTCGTTTTCTTTGATGAGCTATTAAAAACTGATGTGGGCGATCTTAAAACGATCATAGATGACAGAGAGATCGGTAATATAACGGGTGCACAAAAAAAGCACGTACATATAGAATACGAGGAGCACAATAAAAGAAAAAAACAAGAAATAGAATTGGACGATTACTATAAGGAAATGATAGTTCGTGGGCTTCGTTCACTAGAAAAAAATGAATGGATTAAAACCAGCCTTAAAAGAACTGCACAGAGTAGACTGGATTCATTATATCCACCCGAAACGCCAGATGAAGTAGAAGAAGATTCATATTTGACCGAATGTGGAGGATGGATAGTATTCAATGAGCTAGACTTAGAGTTGCGGTTATGTGAGAAGCACTTTCCACGAGCAAATTTAGTAAATAGAGAAACATATGATAAGATTTTAGAAGCACTCGTAGAGTGTAACGAAAAGGTGATTGACTGTGTGAGCGAGTTATGCGAGATAGATTGTAAAATGAATGGAACCAATATAGAAGATTGTCTATAAGCAAAAAGAACTACTAAGCTAGTTCTCAAAAAGACTAACAGAACCATTGCGTAGTATTAAAAGCGATACGCAATGGTTCTGTTAGTCTTTTTTGAAATGTGAATAAAATGTTAATAAAAAAGCGCGAGAAATCCGAAAAAAGGGGGGTGCGTGGGGCTTTTTGAATGTGTGATGAGAAACTATAATAATTGGCGTGATGACGACGTGACCAACGTTGAATCACAAAAATAATTGATTTGAGAGGTATTTATTATGCTACAGAAGAATTGCGAAAACGAGATTCGAGAGCTGAGCCGGGACCAACAGGAAATGTTGGATGAACACATCGACAGGCTGAATAAAGTTTTTAAGGGCAAGGACAACTATGCCGGCATTGCTGTAATGTCGGAAAAATATGCACCTGTTGTCCGCGAAAACAAGGAAGCTTATCCGCTCAATGAAATTCAGGTGATTATCAAAAAGAACGGAGAACCGTTTGTAAGATGCAGCTGGAAAAGTGATGAAGGAACAAGCAGTTTTCCGCTTCAGTTCAGCGCAAAAACTTCAAAATCTGGCCAAATCTCTGGGAGCGTTTTTGTTCGAGGACAAATGGAATCGCCTATTGTGATTGACAGCTCAGACGAGTTTGAACTGGATGGCTTTTACGAGCTGATGGTACACGCTTGCGATGAAGAGATGGGGTATCTCTGGGTCGGAGATGGAAAGAATGAGGGCTTGACCAGAATGGATTATCTCCTCTCTGGAAACCTTAATCGGAATCCTATTGAAAAGCTGATTGACCAGATGTATTTCCAGAATGCTACTTCGGAGGGTACGAACCATGAATAATCTGAACGGTAACAGAAAGAATGAATTTCGTCGGAAGCAAGAGGAGAAGCAGCGGAAGCTTGCTCTAAAAATCAAGGACGAAGCTGGCGAATTACGAGAGGGGAGCTTGAAGAGCGAGGAAGCCATTCCATCGCTTGACGAGCTTTGTGCAATGGGAGAGCGAGTTGAACAACAGACCACTTTTTCTGCAAAGGAGGCGATACGCAACAAAATCAAGGCAAGACGAGATGCTGAACGATACAAGACAACAAGCACGGACAGCGAAAAGTGGACTCCTAATCCGTTTGAAGATTCTAATGCAGCCGCTATAGAGTCTCCGAAAAATGAGGACATATTAAACACAACGAGAAAACACGCCGATGCCCAATCGACAAAATCAGCTGGGCTGAAAACCTCAAAACGGCGATCGATTGTGGAGATGGTTCAAAAGCTCAAAAAATATGTTCCCATCGTTGTCTGTGGAGATGTGTTGTACTATTACAACGGTTACTACTATGAAGCAATCGGCCTTGAGAAGCTGATAAAACTCTACCGAAAATACGTGGACTATGACCTTAACAACGAGCCGAGTCTATATGCGTACAAAGACTTGTATCAGTGTTGCACCACTGATCCGGAATTAGAACGTAGTGAGCCAGAGAACCAATCTATCCATGCACCTTTAGAAAATGGCGTCTATGATCTGATGAAGAAAGAGCTGAAGCCGCATGACCCAAGACGGTTGATTTTTACCTATATCAAGGCGAGCTACGATGAATCGGCAGAATGTCCGGTATTCAATAGCTTCTTAAAGCAGATTACGCATGGAAATCCTCAACTGGAGGAGCGTTTTTGGATGGCGATTGGATACCTGATGATTTATCCGGCACGAGGCAAGTTCTTCATTGTTATGGGTTATGCCAGAGACAGCGGCAAGAGCGTACTGGGTAACTTTATCCAACGGTTATATCCGAAGGAAAGTGTCGGTAATCTGCGACTTCAAGAAATGAAAGGAACGTTTTCATCAATGTCTTTCCTTAATGCGGTAATCAATCTTGAGTTGGATATGCCAAATGCGAAGCTCAATGCAGAAGTAGCTTCACGGCTTAAACAGATTACAGGCGGAGACTCTATTACGGTGCAACGCAAATATCTCAGCCCAGTAACATTAACAAGGCGAATTAAGTTTGTCTTTGCCGGAAATTATCCACTTTGTATTGACGGTGAGGACGATGCTCTTCAAAAACGGATTGTGTTTCTTCCTTTCAATGAATCCATCCCGGATGACCAGCAGGACCCTTACTTGGAGGATAAAATCTGGGATGAGCGAGATGCCATTGTTACCAAGTCCCTGCATTATGCACGAAAACTGGTGAAGCTTAACTACAAGTTCCCAGAAATTCCGCAGGTGGACGACGCAAAGTGCATTGTCAGAGACTCTATTGCGAAGACCGTAGGAAAATTTGTACAGGAAAGCTGTGATATGAGCGAGCCGAAAGCGGTGACTGCTACAGAAGACCTGTATAATGCCTACTTTGACTACTGCAAGGAGAAGGATATATGGGCGTGTAGCCAAACGGCGTTCACAAAAGGACTTACCCAAATGGGGCTGAAGCATACTCGTTCCCGGTGTACAGGAGAGGATATGATTGTCCGAAAGAATCCGGTATCTGCTTTCCAAGGAATCAAGCTCCGTCCGTAACTTCTGATTCTTCGATGATACGTTATACCTCTGACTCTAAGCACCATTAACGATAACCAAGGGAGGTATCACAATGCTGGAAATTGACGAAAAGGCGATGGCCTATTGTCTGGTGGAAGCTCTCTTTGCAGCAGGGGTAATCAACCTGCCCACCTATCAGAACTTCCTTCGGATGAAGCGTGAGCAGGAGGAGGAACCGCCTGCTAAGGCTTCGTAAACAACAGAGAAAGGCTCTGGTGGAGGGGATTCTGCCAGAGCCTTTCTTTTTGCCGCAGAAAAGAGTCAGAGACAGTGGAGGTTAAATTTTATGAGAGTAGCCGTGTACGCTCGTGTTTCAACCGAACATGAAGCGCAAATCAACGCACTAGAAAATCAGTTGGAGTGGTATAAAATCGAATGTTCCCGGCATTCGGACTGGGAAATCGTGGAGGTCTACGTAGACCAAGGCATCACCGGAACACAAGCACAGAAGCGGCCAGAGTTTTTGCGCATGATGGAAGATGCTCAGAAGGGCAAATTTGACCTAATCATTACTCGCGAAGTGAGTCGCTTTGCACGAAATACAGTTGATACGCTGTCCTACACACGGGAGTTGAAAGCACGTGGGGTGGACGTATTTTTCATCAACGATGGTATCAACACGGCGACCAACGATGGCGAACTTCGGCTGACGATCATGTCTTCTATGGCACAAGATGAGAGTCGCAAAATTTCAGAGCGCGTGAAGGCTGGGCAGGAAATCAGCCGGGAGAAGCACGTTTTATATGGCAGCGGAAACATCTTAGGATACCGCAGGGAGAACGGAACCTATGTTCCTGACCCTGACCAAGCTGAAACGGTAAGACTGATTTTCCAAATGTATTCTACCGGGGAAAATGGGTTGGTTAAAATCGTAAACGAATTATACCGCCTTGGCCGATTGGATGCAGGCGGCCATGTTTCGTGGGACGCTTCCAAAGTGAGCAGAGTCCTACATAATGCAACCTATAAGGGGTGTATTTGCTACAATAAATCCCATAGCGACGGATATTTGACGCAGAAACGTGTTAAAAATCTGGACGAGAGCAGCTGCATCTATGTGAAAGGCGACTTTGAACCTTTAGTATCAGAAGAAATGTGGGATAGATGTCAGCAAATTTTGGCATCGAAATCAGCACGGGTAATAGATGAAAATGGAAAAAAGCACAAGTACATGAGAAATACGCCAAAGTCAGTCTGGACAGCAAAACTGCGGTGCAGCTGTGGCGCAGGATTTATCCAGTTCAAGTGGCGTGTAAATCGGGATGGTGCAGTGGTTCATGGATTTCAGTGTTACCGCCGTACCCGTAGGCCAAGCATCAGCTATTTGCAGGAGCATGGCTTGGATTTGGAAATTAGTTGCAAAATCAAGGCAATTTGTGAGTGGAAGCTGGACTTGATGGCAGCAAAGGTGTTTGAACATCTTACCTTTGACAAGGGCAAAACAGTCAAAGAGGTCTATAAAATTTTGAACCGCTGCATGGCAGAGGAAAAGACTGTCCGCATTTCCAGAAAGGCGATGCTGGAAAGCAGCATCGCCAGACAGAGGGAGCGTCTGGATAAGTACATAGACCTGTGTGCAGACGGAATCATCACAAAACAGGAATTGGCAGAACGGCGAAAGGGGCTGGATGCGCAGATTGCAGAATTGCAATCTCAATATGAGAATGTGGAACAGGAGGATGAGCGCAGTGGAACCCTTGATATGAATTTAATTGCGCAGAAGTTGGATGAGTGGCAGAAGGCATCTAGAAATGATGTTAACCGGGAGCTTATCAATAGCTGTGTGGCGCAGATCACGCCGCTGACGAACGAGGAGTATCGCTGGGTGCTTGATTTCCAACTGACAGAAGTGCAGAGTCGAAATAGTGCTACTTGTACGTTGGATGGCTTTATGGAGATGGCTCGTTTTAGGATTTCTTTTGAAGAAGCTAAGGCTTTTAAGGCTTCCCGGAATCAGGGAATTCGTAAAAATGAGTGGCATGACCTCACGGTAGCCGTGGGTATCCGCACAAAAACTTGACCGTAAAGTACTGTGCCAGCTGTGCCGGATGTGTCAGAATTTTTGAGAAACCTTTATTATATATTATCTATTATCTATTATCCCTATCGCTTTATCTAAGAGAGAAAATAGAGTAGAAGGGATAAAAATAAAGAAATATATAGAGAGTTTCATAAAAACCTGACACATTTGACACACCTGACACAAGACAAAGCGTATCTGAAAAAATTACAGTTATATATTATCTTTGTAGAAAGACCTGTGAGCAGTTTGATTCTGTCCACAGGTCTTTACTTTTTGCTTGAAAAATGGAGGAAAAACAATGGCTGATATTATGGTAAAGATTCTGATGAAGGGTGCAAAAGCAATCGGGAAAACTGCTGTAATACTCATTATTTGGATCGCCCATAAACTCGAAAACAAGTAATCACATTAAAATTTTAGGAGGTAGTAGTTATGTCTGCAAATGTTGAAACCATGTTCTCTGTCCGTGAAACCCCTTGGCACGGTCTTGGCCGCATCGTGATGGATGCCCCTGCAAGCCGTGAAGCCTTGGAGTTGGCTGGTCTCGATTGGCAGGTGGAAAGCCGCAACATCTACTCAGGCACGGGTGCAATGATCCCCGGCTATCGCGCCAATGTCCGCAGCACCGATGATGCTGTTCTGGGTGTGGTGTCTGACCGCTACCGCATTGTGCAGAACGAAGAAGCATTTCAGTTTACCGATGACCTGCTGGGTGAGGGCGTTACTTATGAAACTGCCGGTTCTTTGCAGGGCGGCAAGAAAGTCTGGATGCTGGCAAAGCTGCCGGAGAAGTACATCATCGCCGGTGACGAAGTGACCCCATATCTTGTGTTCTTCAACAGTCACGATGGTAGCTCTGGTGTGAAAGTAGCAATGACCCCGGTTCGTGTAGTCTGCCAGAACACCCTGAATCTGGCTTTGGGTACTGCAAAGCGCATCTGGACTGCTCGCCATACCGAAAATGTTCTGCTCCGGGTGCAGGACGCTCGTGAAACCTTGCAGCTTGCCAACAGCTATATGGGGGAACTGGGCAAAGGCATCCATGAGCTGACCACCATCAAGCTGTCTGACCGCAAGGTGCAGGAGTTTATCAACGAGTTCTTCCCTGTCGCCGAAGATCTGACCGATGGCCAACGGAAGAACAACCTGCGCTTGCAGGAAGATTTGAAGGCTCGCTATTATAACGCACCTGATTTGGAGTGGGTCGGAAAGAACGGCTGGCGGTTTGTGAACGCTGTTTCAGATTTTGCCACCCATGCAGACCCCATCCGCAAGACCCGGAACTACAATGAAAATCTGTTTTTGCGCACCGCAGAGGGCAATCCGATGATTGATAAAGCTTATAAGATGGTGCTGGCCGCAGCATAAAGGAGCGAATCATGAACGATGTGAGCAATCGGGCTGTCCGGGAATTTTCTGAGTTCCTGAACAGCATCGAAGCCGATTTTCCAAAGCCTACTTGCACCACGGCATACGAGATCACGATGAAAAGCACCATTGTCAGTGCCTTGATTACGCTGGACACCGAAAAGCAAATGGACGAGCGTTTCTGGAACCATCTCCGGGTGCAGCGGAACATTCTGAATTTCCTGTATGCCCTGTGGTTGGATGATGACCGCACCTTGGTGGATGAGTTTTCCACTATTATGAAGGACTTGGTGGAATATGATTTCTCTATCGCAGAAGAACAGATGAAAGAGAGGTTGAACATTGCATGAAACGACTTGTATCCATACGGAACTTGTCCAAAGAAGATTGGCTCCGTTATCGCAAATGCGGCATTACCGGCACGGATGCCGGGGCTATCCTTGGCCTGAATCCCTATCGCTCCGCATTTCAGGTGTATCACGATAAAATCAGCGATACCATTGAAAATATCGACAGCGAAGCTATGCGGCAGGGCCGTGACTTGGAGGATTATGTGGCACAGCGGTTCTCCGAAGAAACAGGGTTTAAGGTGCGTCGTGCAAATGCCATCTACCAGAGTGAGGAACATCCGCTGCTTCTGGCAGACTTTGACCGCCTGATTGTTGGGCAGAAAGCAGGATTGGAGTGCAAGACGGTTTCGCCCTTCTCTGCGGACAAGTGGGCTGATGGGAAAATCCCGGCTCATTATCTGGCGCAGGTTGACCACTACTTAGCTGTCAGCGGTTTCGACTGCTGGTATGTGGCAGCTCTGATTTTCGGCAAAGAGCTGGTGATCCACAAGATCGTGACAGATAAGCAGGTGCTTTCTGATCTCATTGATAAGGAAGAACTTTTCTGGACAAACCATATTGTGCCCCAGATTCCCCCTGCACCCAACGGTTGCGATTGTGACACCCAGCAGATCAACCAGATGTATGAGGTAGACAACCGGGATAAGACCGCTGATCTGAGTGCGCTGCATGGACTTCTGGATAAGCGGCAGGAGCTTTCCGACCAAATCGAGCAGATGGAACAGGAGAAAACGGCTATCGAGCAGCAGGTCAAGCTGCAAATGCAGGATGCCGCCTATGGCACAGCACCGGGTTATAAGGTATCGTGGGTATCCTCCGAAAGCAAGCGTGTGGATTCCCAGCGTTTGCGGAAAGAGCAGCCGGATATTTTCAACCAGTACAGCAAAAATGTAAGTGGCCGCAGGTTCACCATCGTTCATGCGGCATAATTGTATGGCGGCAGAGAGCAGCTTCTCTGCCGCCTTTTTTCTTGGAGGGTTATTATGGCTACGGAAAATACATTCGTAAAATTATTTGCTATCGACTTCAAAGATCATCTGGAAGTCAAAAAGTCCGGCAACACGGAACTGAAATATGTAAGCTGGGCGTATGCTTGGGCAGAGGTAAAAAAGCTGTATCCCTCTGCCAGCTATGAGGTCAAGAAATTCAACGGTCTGCCCTATGTCTATGATCCTATCACCGGATTCATGGTCTATACATCCGTTACCATTGAGGGCGTTTCGCATGAGATGTGGCTGCCTGTACTGGATGGCGCAAACAAGGCCATGAAAGCTGTGCCTTACACCTACACCACCCCGAAATGGGAATATAACCAGCAGACGCGCCGCCGTGAGAAAGTCGGCATGGAAGAACGCACCGTAGAAGCCGCTTCCATGTTTGATGTAAACAAGGCCATCATGCGCTGTCTGGTAAAAAATTTGGCGATGTTTGGCCTTGGCCTGTATGTCTATGCCGGGGAGGATTTGCCGGAAGATGCTGCACAGCAGTCAGATGCAGAATCCAAAAAGCAAACGAAGCCGCAATCCACCAGTCAGAAGCAGGAACAGCCGCCCATGCCCTGCATCTGTGTCCGCTGTAACCAGCCCATCAAACGAGTAAAGCTGAAAGATGGCTCTATCATGCAGGCGGCAGAGTTTGCGAATGCCCATGAGGGAATGTGCGCTGACTGCTATAAAGCCACCAGATTGAACGTAGCATAAGAAGAAGGAGATTTTACGATGAAAGAAGAAAAAATCAAAGTCCTTGCGCTCCTGCCAATGGAACTGCCAAAGGAGATCGAGTTGGACAACACCCTTGAAGCCATGCAGAAATTTGTAGGCGGGCTGATCGAATGCATCGCCTTAAGTGACACCGGTTCAGCGGTCACACTGGTCTGCAATGATGAAGGCAAGCTGCTTGGCCTGCCGTTCAATCGTCCGCTGTGGGATGGAGCCGATGTTCTTGCCGGGCCGGGATTTCTGGCCGGATGTGACAACGAAAAGAATCTGACTTCTCTGCCGCAGAGTGCAATGGATTTCTACAAAGAGAAATTCAGAGCTTTTATCATTGAAATCTAATAGGAGGAACGCCTTATGACCTTTAATGCAATGACCGAACATTACGAAGAAATCACGGTTTGCGGAAAGCCTGCACTGTTCACCAGCATCCGCATCAAGAGAGATACTGTCCCGGACGGCCTGTACGCCTACGATGTCCGTCATGATGATGAGTGCCGGGGCATCCCTTGTGAGATCGCGCCCTTTGTGATGGTCAACCACTGGGGCACCATCATCCTTACGGAACCGCTGGAACTACCGGACGGTGGGCGGCGATATATTGACGAGGAAACCGACTGGAACTATGCTCCGTTTGGAGGAACAGAGAAAAATCAAAAGCCATGTGTCACAATGGAAGAATTTATAAAGACCTATGTGAAGCAGAAATGACAGAAAACTTGTGCCGGAAAAGTATTAAAAATGCCGTAGAGGTAAAAGAGTATCAAATTCTCTATCATTTGAGAGAGTTGTATCAGCAAATCGGCAACGCTAAAATGATGAACGGCATTTTTGATACAGAAAGAAAAGAGTTATGAGTATTTATGGCTATTGCAGAATTTCCACTGCAAAACAGAGTATCGACCGCCAGATCCGCAACATCAAGGCAGAATACCCGACTGCCCATATCGTGCAGGAAGCCTACACCGGCACATCCGTCTTTCGCCCGGAGTGGTTGAAGCTCTACCGAGTTCTGAAAGCAGGAGATCTGGTGGTGTTCGACTCGGTGTCCCGGATGTCCAGAAATGCAGAGGAGGGGTTTGCTCTGTACGAAGATCTCTATCATAAGGGTATCCGGCTGGTGTTCTTGAAAGAACACCACATCGACACCGAGACTTACAAAAAAGCCCTGTCCGGCAGCATTGCCATGACAGGGACGAATGTGGACTTCATCTTGAAGGGCATCAACGAGTATCTGATGGTCTTGGCTAAGGAGCAGATCAAGCTGGCCTTTGAGCAGTCCGAAAAAGAAGTTGCCGATCTGCACCAGCGTACCCGTGAGGGCCTTGTAACAGCAAAGCTGAATGGAAAACAGGTTGGACGTAAAAAAGGCACTGGATTTGAAACCAAGAAGTCTAAAGCGGCCAAAGAGAAAATCCGCATCCATTGTAAGGCTTTTGGTGGTACATTGGACGATGTGGAGTGCATGAAGCTGACAGGGCTTGCCCGGAATACCTATTATAAGTATAAGCGGCAGATTCGGGCTGGATTGGCTGACGAGGGAAAAACTTAAGAAGGAAAAGTTGTTATGAAGAACGAAAAATGTGTAAAAGATGAATCCCATAGCGAATTTACAAAAGAGGAACAAGAGGAATTTTTGAATTTGCTGGGTCGAATAACCCCAGAGCAGCGTGAAGCACTGAAAAAAGTTCTGAAGTCCTTTACTTAATGAAGAAGGATGCCGGGTGACACAATGGTTGCTCGACATCCTTCTTTTTTGTAAATGTGCGCATTATTCAGGTAAAAATGCTTGAATCAAATCCAAGATAGCAGTTCTTTGTGATGGAGAAAGTCTATCCCATGTGGTCAAAAGAGATTTCTGCTCTTCTGTTAGATGATGAATGGCAGCGTCCTCTTCAAAAAACTGCGAGAGGGTGATGCCAAGGCCATGACAAATTTTTTCAATCGAGGTCACGTTGGGCTGAAGGTTTCGTCTGCGCCACGTTGATAAGGTGGATTGCGTCAGACCAGAGTTCTCGGCAAGGGTGTATTCAGACCATCCACGAGCCAACCGCTCCCGGTCGATCCTTCCCAGAATGTCAAAGTTTGGCTTCTCGCGTTCCATGTCATTGCCCTCCTTGGATAAATCGTAGTGCTACTTACGATTTTAAGTGTGGATGCCTTGACAGGTAATTCTATAAATCGTATAATTTTAACAAGATAAATCGTAATACGAGGCGGTTCATTTGTCTTGATTGATAATTGAAACCAATGAAAAGCTTCATGCGATTTAAGGTCGTAAAGAAAAGATGAAAGGAAAAGTCAAATGAAAAAGAGAATTGCGTCAATGCTGGCAGCAACGGTGCTGCTGCTTAGCGTAATAGCTTTGCCTGCTTCAGCTCAAACAGATTGGTTTGGAAACTCTGATTTGACAACTGCAAAGGTGCGTGAGATTGCAGACGCTGACACATTGACAGAAAGTCAAATTGCAGAAATCAATAATCACTACTCTGAGTATGAAATTATGCAGGGGATTTCCAAGACCTTAATAGAAGATTATGCTGCAAGAATAAATCCTGATAATCCGCCTCACTGTGCAGTTTGTGCTGGTTTTGATGACCTGTATTTGCACTATATCGACAATGTTTACCTTCGGCTTGGATATGATGGATCAAATTATGACATCCAAAGAGGATATGACTACACTATCTTCCAAGGAATTGCTTGGGGGAATAAGACATTCTTAAATGAGAGAAAGCAATTCCAAGCAGTTCGTAGATTTGGAGCACAGCACGCGTACAAGTCTGATTACTACAATACTGGGGCTATGACGATTCGCCTTGGGAATGTCATAGAGAATAATGGCGTTAATAGCGTGTATGATGGGTATATTTTAGCAAGTGATGGTACAGCGTACAATGTCCGTGTGAATGCTCCGAATGGTTATTATCAGCCAGGTAATACATACGATGATCTCAATCCGGTTTTAATTAAACTTGGCTACACAAATAGCCTTGGAGTATATGTAGAAGAAAACTTTGCTTACCTTTTGGCACCGGACTGTTCTTATGCTGATTTGGAAGAACTCTCCAATCTTGCGAATGAGGCGATTGGTGCACAGATGAAATACCCCAATGATGTAAACAATATGTATCGCAATACATATAATGCATATCCACTGTCAAAAGTGTGGAACTTCTATACGCGTAGTTGGTCATAAAGTATTGAAGAATATGTAAGCGTCTGCGAAATCACTTTCATAGACTTTCTACGGGAAATCGTCTTTATAGGTAAAAGCAGACGCAGGTCGGGTTGATGCATAGCACTTCCAGCGGTAATGGTAAGCAATAGGTATGAACGGAAAAGGTGGGTTGTGCTTTGACTTGGCGCACATATAAAACACTCGAAATGTAAAAGAGGCGGCAATATGTTGAATAAAGTTAAAAGAATACTTCAGTGGTTTATTGGCGGATGCTATATATTAAGTGGACTAGCATATATTGGAGAGTATACGATGCCCGCCATTATCCTTATTATATTGGGCGGCGTGATAATTCTTCCGCCAATTACGAAGAGGATTCCGGCATTTAAGTTTAAGAAAATTGCACTGATACTATTATCTTCTATTGTAATGATAGCGGGTATTCAGCTTGGAGAAACTAATCTTTCACCAGAAGTATTAGCGAAAAGAAAAGCAGAATCAGAGGCTGCGGCAGCCTCTCAAGCTGCCTTAGAAGCTCAGGAAGCCGCTGAGAGCGCATCTCGTGCAGCGGAAGAAGAAGCGGCATCCAAAGCAGCTCAAGAAAAAGCGGAATCTGAAGCAGCGGTTGCTACTGAAAATGAAATTGCTTCGATGAAAGCTATGATTCTTAAAGACTGCAATTTGAGCGATATTCCTCGTGATGATAAGAACCAAATGGCAAATGCAGATGAGAAAAATTTCTATGCTGCATGGAAAGAAGCTGCAGCAGAAAAAATTGCCGAAAAAAATCAAGGAAATAATGCGGAGGACCTTGTTCGCATAACATTCGAGCAGATGGTCGACTTTTATAAGAAAATTTATCCAGATAGTACACTGATTAACACTGAAAAAGGGATTCTTGAGAGTATTGACAGTGCAAGTAGCGAAATGGAAGAAGCAAAGACGAGTGACCTCGGTTACTCCGTTGAAGATGCTGAGCTGTATGAGGGTAAATTCTACATCTATAAGAGAATGGAAACCCATTATGATGATACGTTGCTTGGAAGCCTTCAGAAAGAGTTGGACTCCTTTAATACGAGCAAGGCGATTGAATGGCTTGCCTATGATGTGGATTATTTGATGGGCGAAACTTATCCGGGTGAAACAGCCTATGTTTTGATTACGGAAGATGAATATACTTTCTCGAAGCAGGGAGCGTATAAATTAACTTATGTTGATACTGGAAAGACAACAGAGCTTGTTGACGACCAGGGATTCCGCTGGGAGGCATCGGTCTATTTTGTTGTAGATGAGGATACATACAATGAAAACCTTCAGAAGATGTTCAGGGCAGAGCAAGCTTTGTACGACACTTACGAGCGTATTCTAAACAATTTTGGACTTGCAGAGTGAAAATTATAAAATAAGAGGAAAATGGTATGCTTATAGTTATTATTGCGATTCTTTTCATCGTTTGGGTAGTTCATGATTTTAAGAAAGCAGGGGCTGAAATCACGAATGAGCACAGCATTAGACAGTATCTTGACTATCTTGTAAGAAACAAGGGGTGGACTAAGAGCAGCGGACTTATTCCGATTTACACATCTCCCTGTGGCAAGAAAGGCTGCTATGCGGATTGGGAAATGCAGATTTATGACTGCCATCATAAGAAAAAACTGACAACCGCAGAAATCGCTGCATTTTTTGAGCAATTCCAATAATTTACATTGGAAGAGGCTTGGAGATACAAAGAAGAGCAGGATAATTCGGGTAGCACAGTAAGCTGTAAAAAGACCTCCGCTTTCGTTTGCGATAGAGAGCGGAGGTCTTTTACTTTCAGAAAAATGCCTATAAATTAATTATAAGAATGAAATTCTCTTAAATGCTGGAATAAAAACAGAAAATGAGCTATAATAATAACAGAAAGGAGTTGAAAGAATGCTTTGCCAGTTTTCTTTTCAGAATTTTAAGTCTTATAAGGATGAAACAACATTTGATTTCCGTGCAATGGCGATTCCGGAGTTTCAAGATGCATTGATCCGACAGGAGAAAGCAGAAGACTTACTTCCGGTCAGTGCAGTCTACGGCCCCAATGGTGGCGGTAAGACGAATCTGCTTCAGGCATTCTTTTGCCTGATTAACCTTGTTGTGAAGCCGATTCATGCATTGGAGAAGAATCGGCAGCCGATGATCTTCCAGCAGGGCAGCAGTGTGGTGCCTTTTATGCTGGACGAAAGCTCTGCGAATGAACCTACGATTTTTCAGGTGTTCTTCCGTGTAGGCGAGAAGGAATACCAGTATTACATTTCGCTCAAGGAAGAAATTGTCTTTGAGTCTCTTCTGTGGCGTACACTTGGTGGTAAGAAGACAGGACTGATTTTTGAACGAGACGGCCAGAAGATTGAATTGGGTGCAAGTATCAATAAGGCAAGCATCAACTTGGACGTCAACCCGAAGATGCCGTATCTTTCTTTTTTGGCAATCAACTACAATATCCCTGTGATTGCAGAAGTGCAGAATTGGTTTGAATCCTGTATTACACAGAGCTACGCAAACCCCAGAGCAGAAAACATTGTGCTGGTGTCCAAGAGTGAGACGACTAAGGAAAGCCTGATTCATGCACTGAATGATGTGGGGATTGATTTGTCCGGTTATCGCTATGATGAAGACAGCAAGCACCTGTTCACGCAAAGAACGATCAACGGCAAGGTCTACGAGCTTCCCTTTGAAGCAGAGTCGGATGGAACCAAGAAAATGATTGCAGCCTTGCCGGTTCTGATGGTAGCATTGCAGGAAGGCCGCACAGTGGTTGTGGACGAATTGGATGCCAAGCTGCATCCGAAGCTGCTCCGGTATGTGATTCAGATGTTCAAGAACCCGGAACTGAACAAGAAGGGCGCACAACTGCTATTCAGTTCTCACGACCTGACTACGATGAAGAATACAGTTTTCCGTCGTGATGAAATTTGGTTTGCCGCAATGAATGACAATCATGAGAGCGAGATTTATTCGCTTTATGAATTCCGGCAGGAGGACAATACTCGCGTCAAGAGCACAGCGGCCTTTGACAAGCAGTATCTGGAAGGCCGATATGGTGCAGACCCCTACCTTTCTAATATGCTGACAGGGAGGGATTGGGCATGAGTCTGAAACCTCCAAAAAAGAGTGACCTTGGAAAAAGCTGGATGAAGAATCGCCGTGATAAGGCGAGGATGATTCAGCCGGAATACCACTTGATTGCATCTGAAGGTACAGAAACCGAGCCGCAGTATTTTGGCGCAATTCAGAAAATCATCAATGCTAAGTACCGTGATAGAATCCAGCTAAAGGTAGAGGGCATTGGCGACAATACGGTGAATTTGTTGACGAAAGCTCGTCAATACGTTCAGAATAACGGCATTGTGTTTAAGCACGTCTGGATTGTCTATGACACAGATGATTTTCCGGCAGAAAATATCGACATGGTAGCACAGCTGTGCGAAGAATACAATGCACAAGGTGAGACGATTTACCATGCTGTATGGTCGAACCAGTGCGTAGAACTGTGGTATTTGCTGCATTTTATGTATATGGATACTGATATTGACAGATCTCGTTACTGGCCGAAGCTGAGCGATTGGCTGAAAAACATTGGTGCAGGGAGTTACGAGAAGAACCGCCCGGATATGTATGAAGTGCTGCGACCTTACATGGACATTGCGATTGCTAATGCAAAGCGATTGGACAAACAAAATGAAGGACGGAAGCCCTCTGAGTCAGCACCCGGAACGAAAGTTTACGAACTGGTTGAGATGTTGAGACCTTACCTTTTGGACACGCAGTGACTTTGATGCTGGAAAGGAGGCCCACGCAATATGTGTGATGTGCTTGATAAAGTGGAAAACAGAGGCATCGAAAAAGGCATCGTGAAAGGCGAAAGCCGTGGTGAAAACAAAATGGCTCTGTTGGTGAAGAAGCTTCTTGACCAGAATCGCATTGACGATGTAAAGAGGGCTTCTGAAGATGAAAAGAGCCGTGCGGAGTTGATGAAAGAGCTTGGAATCAACTGAAAATTTTCAAATGACGTATTATCGTAAATCCGAACGCTCTGTAATTTTGGCTGCTGCTCAGGCTGCAATCAAGAACCCCCGCAAGTAATTGAGTGAGAGCTTGAAAAAGCACAAGTAAAGTATATGAACCACCCCGGTTTCTGTGATAGGAAACCGGGGCGGTTTTTTGCGCTCACGGAGGGGTAGATAAAAAACATAGTATGAATATATACTATATAAAAATGAATATATGCTAAAATTTCGGGAAAATACTTGTATTTTCATTAAAATGGGTGTATTATAACACCTGCCGACGAAATGCCGACAATCAACGAGAGAGGGATCGATACTATTATGTCTTTGAAGAAGAAAATTGCTGCGGCTTTCATCGCCTGTGCGATGACGCTTGCCGTGGTTCCTTCCGCCTTCGCCTGCACGGCACTCTATGTCGGCAGCGACCTCACCGAGGATGGCACCACCATGTTTGGCCGGATCGAGGATCTGGGCACCAACGATTACAACAAGCTGTTCAACATCAGCCCCGCCGGGAAGCACACCGCGGGCGAGGTGTACGAGGGCTGCTACGGCTTTACCTACACCTTCACCCACGACAGCTACCGCTACACTGCCCGCCGGGACGACAACGGTCTGGGTGTCTGCCCAGACTGCGACAGCACCCACGAGCACACCCCCTATGAGGAGGCTGGCACCAACGAGAAGGGCGTCATGGTCTCTGCCACCGAGTCTCTCTACGGCACCGACGCCGTGCTGAGCGTAGACCCCTATGTGGACAACGGCATTGAGGAAGCTGAGATCACCACGGTGCTGCTGAGCGAAGCTTCCACGGCCCGCGAGGGTGTTGCCCTGCTGACCTCCATCTACGACAACGCCGGTGCAGCCGGCGGCTCCGGCGTGTTCATTGCCGACCAGAACGAGACCTGGTTCGTGGAGAACCTGACGGGCCACACCTACCTTGCCCTGAAGCTCTCCTCCAGCGTGGTCTTCATGCAGCCCAACATCGCCGCTATGGGCAAGATCGATCTGGATGACACCGACCATGTGGTGGCCTCTGCCAATTTGATCTCCGTGGCCCAGAAGGCCGGTACCTTTGTGGGCGACGCCGCTGCCAATGTCATTGATCTGGATGCCTCCTACAACGGCGACATCGCATCGGACCGCATGGCAGCCGGCCTGAACTACCTGTACGGCACCGACACCTTTACGAAGGACAACTACAGAGAGACCGACTTTGCTATCAGCAACGTCGGCGAGAACGGTGCCATCGTCCCGGTCTACTCCAACATCCAGTTGACCAAGAAGTTCTCGGTGGAGGATTCCATCCACTTCTTTCAGACGGAGCCCATCGGCAAGACGGGCAATGTGGAGACTCATCTGTTCCAGGTGAGCGCCACCGGCGATCTGAACACCGCCATTACCGAGTGGACCGCTTTTGACGACGACGTGTACAACGCCTTCGTCCCTTACTATCCGATGCTGACCACCGACACCGCAGATGTCTACAAGGTCTCGGTCCATAAGGTCACCCGTTCCGACGAGCAGCCCACCGAGGGCGTCTGGTACAAGGACCAGAAGGGCAGATACTACACCTACCCGGAGGACTGGACCAAGTCCTTCTA